TCAATGATCCTCAGCTCATTTACAGCGCGAATGATAATATCGTTGTAAACGTTAATAATGCGCCGAGCAACACCATTGCTAAATCGATTGAGATCGATCGCGTTTCTGTAAAGCTCGGCAGGGACAGTCATTGTTCTTCTAAGCCAATATCCTCAGGGTCATATGGTGAGATGATCGAAACATCAGCGCCAGCTTCGACTGCAGCTTTCATCGCGTCAATGAAGCCGTCAATCGTGTCCTGACCCTCATCAATGATCCGAACCTCTTCTACATTGTCCACCTCGCCGTCGTAGAACCAAGTCATGCGAACAATGGCAAAGGTGTTTTCTGGAAGTTTGCGTTGAATGTACTGCAACGTCCGAGACTCGATCTCATGATCCATGGCGAAAGCCTGACTGCATCTATTCTGCCGCAGAACATATCAGGTGTTAAGTCAGGGTCCCTCCACCAGAGTGCTCTCCTCACTTTCGAGCAAACCACCATTTTGGGTCGCATCCAGTTCTTGATCCACGTCAAAATCATCGCCCAGCACTTCGCCCTCGCTTAGCTGCATCAACAGCGTTTCTTGCGTAATGGTTCCAGCCGTATAAAGCTGCAGCAATGACTGAATCTCTTGCGGCTCAAGTCTGCTGCCAAGGAAGTCGCGGTTCACATAACAACTGCCAGGCTGATTGTCGCCAAGATACTGTGCATGAAACTGCAGGCAGTTGTCGATCATGTCCTGCATATTTTGAGCAATCACCATCATGGTGCTATCGCCCTGACTGCGATCAATTCTCTTGGCCTCAGCCGTCTCTGCACTTAGCTTTTGACCCAACACTGCCGACAGACCCAGTTCATTGATCTGCGACTCGATCTGATTCAGGCGCTCAAACTGTGATGAGAATGCGTCAGATGGCGGAGCAATGTACTCGGCTTTGCCATCAGAGGGAAATGCAATCGCTTCACCCGGCCCTGCAGAAACTTCTTCTGCCGCAGATGGAAATCCAAAAAATGCCAGCATTGGCACCGCACTGATGTGCAGTTGATTATCCAAGTCGGACTGAACCTGATAAGCCTTCAGGTTCAACATCGCAATATCTTCTAGTGGCGGCCGAGACTCAAGATAATTGACGCGGTTACTATAAGCGATGCTAAATGGAATTTTATTGAGAGATGTGCGACCCTCATCCACAATGGCATAATCGCTGTTTTTCTCAGTGCGCCGATAGACCTTGTACTCGCCTGGTGTAAGTACCCGAACCTGTTGTTCCTGTTTCTCCCCAAACTCGCCATCAGCTACTGTTACTGTTTCTTGAAGTCGTAATTGCGTCAGAACTTGCTGTCCGTCTTGTATCTCAACCCTCCACCCTAGTATCTGGCGAGGCGTATATCGAACCCAGTAGGGTCGGCCTTTCCCATCAGTCGGTGCATCAACTAAAACGCCAACATGTCCATAACGGATGGCTTGACGCGCAGTTTCATAAGTCCAAACATTTAGATCGTCTTGCAGATCAACATTGAAGAGTTGCTCGCGGATCTGATCTGATGTGTCATTAAGTCGAACAGGCTTGCGAGTCAACATGCCCGCCAACATGCGCTCTAGCCGCTGATAGTAAGGTGGACAAATGGATGTAGCCAGCCGACGATCATATGACTCATCTAGTTCGCGCAATTCTTGTGGCAAATAACGCCGATGCCTTCGCCTAATCTCATAAGTACCGCCAATTAGATCCTCAATCAGGACCCAGTGTGGCTGCATGTTATGCCACGCGCTATTTTCGTCTTGAACTTTGGCGACAGTCTTGTGATGCTGCCGATCATAATGCTGAAAGCCAGAATACACAGTGCTATCGCGCCCAGTGCTTATAGTTTAATCAATAAATCCTAATGCCAGTGCCGCGGCCAGCACGAGCATGAAGTGGATTAAATTGTCGCCAGATTAAATAACCCAGCGCATCATTCATGTGATCATAGCCGGCATCTTTATCTGGGTCGCCATTGTCTTTGTAACTTTGTAGTTCCAAACACTCGATCAGCCGCTTGCAATTTTCCTGAACTTGGAGCCGCACTTCTCCTTTCCCATTCTCCAACACAGCTTGAACAGCAGCCACCCGATCACGTACTGGAGGATTAGCACGGGGAGATTGATTGCTGAATCCATAGGATTCAAGGATCTGGATGTCTGTTCGTGACGCATTTGTACTGCGGTTACCACCAGAGGCATCAGGATAAATGTAAGTTTTGCGGCCACTGTATCTGCGCTGGATCTCTTGGGCAAGTGAGTCGGTGTCTTTTGAACCCGAGACTTCATCGATCACCACGAGCCTATTGTCAAGCCTTACAGCGATCACTGCAGACATATTGTTGATGTTAAAGTCCAGCCCACAATGAATCGGCTCAGTTGCTGCTGAGACGGCTTTGCACACATGCTTTTCTCGGCTAAATCTGTCATAAACCTGCCCCATTGTCAGGTTCGTAAATTCTCCGTTTAGATATGCCTGTAAAGTCTTCGGATCATAATTACTGCGCATTCTGTCGATAAAATCCATCGGCAGATGTGGATTGTCGGTAGTGCGCATTTTTATTAGCTTGCGATCATCACGCTGTTGCGCCTCTTCCGTGCCAAATGTCTGCCACATCCACCTGAAGCCCTCAGGCGTTGATGATGCTGCAAATTGCCGCTGATTGCCAGAACGCAGACGACCCAAGATCTTGGGAAATGCTTTATTGGCAATACTTGGCGCGACAGTATCAATCTCATCGCACAAGACCCAGGCGAGGTTCAAGCCCACAATGCGGCTCCAACTCTCAAAACTACGGCAAATTATTTTTGTATCTCCGCCTGGCAAATGCAAAACATATTCTGGCAGTGGCGAGGATCTAAAACTATGTGGGATGCCATGGCGATCTAGAAAGTCGTCAAAATCATTCAACCAAATATCGCGTACAAGTGGGCCAGTTGGTTCCATCACACAGCCAATAAATCCTTGATTCGCAAGCGCCAAGATCACAGCTTTCGCGCACATTGCAAAAGTTTTACCTGATCCATAGCCGGCACTTAGGCCGAGAATTTCTGTGCTGTTGTCATTAACAAAGTCCAGCTGACCTGGATGCAACTCGGCTTTTATGTTGTCGAGCAACGTCGCAGCATGAACCCGCCTGCCACCACTATCAAGTCGGTCTAAGACGCACCCAACTCTATCTGACAGAATCGACACTATTTATCAACTTGGCCGAGTCTGGCAAGTGTGTTTACAGCGCCTAGTGCGATATTTAGCTGATTAGTGCGTCGCGCTTCCATCTGAATACTGGCGGCTTGCTGCATAAGTTCGGCAACAAATTGTGCGCGATCAACCTCAAAATCTTTCATAATCATCTCCTTCACATGCGGCATATATTTCTTCGCAGTTTCTTCACTAATTCCCCACTGTTGTGTAGCAAAGCGAATACAATCCGCAGTTGTGCCACCGTTTCTTATTAGATTAAATAAACGATTGTAACGATATAGTTTTTCTGCCGCAGATGCACGTCGAGAAACTGGTTTTCCATCTTTCCGAGGACGTGGCATTACTTAATCCCTAGTGCTGCGGCTCCTGCAGGGTTCCTAGGTCCACAATAGCGGAAACTTGCCGTAATACGGTCTGTCCCCAGTGCTTGCCGCCATTGAGTCATTGCTGCCGTCTTGGCTTTTGTAGCCCGTCTTGCGCGTTGGTCACAATTGTTTGTCGGCTTTCGGGTCATATTCCACAGTGGCGACTTAGCACGATAAGCAACCATTGCCGGGTTGGCCGTGACCGACAAATAGTATCGACCACGAGTTCCATGGAAACAAGAGGCGATGAAGTTGGACATGGCATTGCCGATGCCTACACCTTGAAAATCAGGGTGACAGACGGTGCGGTGTTCTTTCCAGCGAGTCCCTTGCGGGCATGGCATCGTAAGAACTGCGGTGAATGCGACAGGTCGGCCCTGATAGAAAGCGCAAAAACATTTCGCGCCATTATGAATGCCTCGATTCAGATAGTGAAACTTACTGAAGATCGGCCAGTATTGCTTGCCTGATACGGGTTGAACCGTGAGAGTGATTTGGGGTCGTTGAAGACAGTCCCGCGCAAAGCGGGAGGTAGATGGATCAAACACCCAGTCGGGTTGCAACCAGTCGAGGATGTCATAATGACAGGCGACTGCTACAAACTTTTGCCCGCGTTTGCGAACTGCTTTGGCGATAGCGGCACTACCGATCTGTGCAACAGTCCGGTCCACGACTGACGTAAACTCGTCAACGACAAACAGGTCAGG